CGCACGCCATCAACAATAGCAGAGGTTCCGCGAATCATGTTACGAGCTTCCTCTGGTGTTTTGATCGGCTCCTTGTCTTTGATCTTTGCCATGTGGTGATTGACCATAACAGTTGCGCCTGTTTCGGTTGCCATCTGTGCGAGCATACTCATAAATGCAGCACCCGCCGCAGGGTCAGCATTTACATCTGCGTGAACAAACGAGGCGAGAGGGTCAATAACGATCAGCTTGAGATTTGTCATCTCTAACATCTGTTCATATATACGAGAAAATTCTTCACCCATGTGATATGAGTTGTCGATCTTCTGCATGACCGGAAACACACCACCGAGGTTTGGTAATGGTAAGATGCGCAGCTTATGGTCATAATGCTCCCGATACTTTTTAGGATCAAGGCGCGAGATACGTCTGTGCATTTCGTCTTTATCATCTTCAGCAGTAAGAATAATTGCATCGCCGTGCTCTGAAACCAGACCACCGAAAGAGTTCTGCATAGATGCTCCAGAAGATACTTTCATGGCGAGGTCGAGTGTCATCATACCTTTACCGCTGTCACCAGCAGCAGCGAACACAACAGGAACGCCTAGCGGTATTGTATTGCCGATAAGAAACTTTTGCTCTGGTGGAGAGCCAACGAAGTATTGGTTAATCAGCAGGCTATCATCCAACAGAGAGATTGGCTTTTTGACTTTACTTTCGTGAGACTTAATAAAAGTCTCTACGTTAAAACCTTGTTCAATAGCATCCGCAGCATCCCACTTTTCTTCCTTGGACGCTGGGATTTGCAACATCAAAATAGACTTCGCGCCTGCTTCTTTCGCCTGTGATTGAACGATGTTTGCGAGCTTTTTTCCAGCCGCATCATTATCAGGCCATAGGATTACATGCTTGTTTCGCAATGGTGCGAAGTCGAACTTGGAGGCTGTGTTTTCAGACAACATACCAGAGCCACCGATAGTGCAAGTTGCAGCGTAACCTAACTGGCTAAGAGCATCTGCGCATTTCTCACCTTCGACCCAGATTATTGTGTCAGAGTCAAAGATGTTCGGGATATTATAAAGAGGCCGAGGTTCAGGGACTCCTTGCCGACCATCCATAAACTGACGAAACTGTTTCTTTGGCTTACCCGTGCTATCTAGGATCAGTTCGCCATTCTCGCATTTATCAAAATATTTTCTAACAGTTACAATGACTTCGCCATGTTTATCGGTATAAACATATTCGTCCTCGAAAGGCGTTCCCGGCCCAATGGTAGACTTCACGGGCTTTTGTTCGGGTTGTTGGAAACCATTAGTAGCTGTGGTGTTTGTGACCTGAAAGTTTTGAGGATTGTTCGGCTTAATAATGTTTTCAGGCGCAGGCACAAAATTCTGTGGCAAATAACTTTTAAAATATTCCTCTGTTTCTGCAAGTGACCAACCCCGTCCTTCCTTCATAACTTTAGTAATGCCACCAACTCCATCACCTGACTCAAAATCTTTGCCAGTTAGAAACCACGGACTACTTGTATCAATGTTAATATGCAGAGATTGGCCTTTTTCGCCACGCAACGATCCGAGCAAAAATTCTTTGCCTCGCCTTATGCCATCTGGGTAGGTTTCAAACAAAGCGCGTAATTGCACATCCCTTGGAACTTCCCTTGAAATCTTATCTGCTAACTCCCTTGGCGACTTGCCAAACCTTTTAATATTCATTATCTTGTCCCTATACCCACACTATCCACTAGATGTGGGGTCGCATATCCACACGCGGCCCCATATCGCTCTACTCTTTCCAACATGTTTCTCTAAACTCGCACCACTTGCAGAGAAAGAAATCTTTGCTTTGAGCAATACGAGGTAGAATGTCACCAGCTTTTGCAGCCGTCAAGATATCTACTGCGCGATCACTTGCTTCTTGAGCAAGTTTGGCATCGTAAGGCACTAGCTCATAATAAATTTCTGACGTATTTTTATTTACGACAGTAAACAAAGCTGGATTTTCTGATAAGTCCATATACGTTTGATACAAAGCAATTTGCGTAGCGTAGGTTGGATTTGCTTTTGCTACGCCGTGGCGAACAAAGCCTTTAAACTTACTGTCGTTAGCTGACTTACACTCCCATAGGCTAGGATAATCCATAACGACAGACCCGTCACAAACAACACCATCAATGTGTCCTTTGATTTCGCCATCAGCTATTGAAAATCCAAACTGCTTGCCATTTTTATCTTCTGTGCGCAAATCAAAGCCTGCATCTCTGAGCCACTTTGCAGCATAGTTTTCGATCTCATGACCGAACTGAAAGATGCGCAATGTGCGTGCCGTAAATGCTTTGTCTGGGTCAATAGAATAGTTTAGATAACGATACTGTATTTTCCGAGAACATTCATCACCAATGCTAGAGGCACCAATGTATGCGCGTCTTTCACGCTTCTCTTCCCCTGCAACTATGGCATTGTCTACTGCTTCCCTTATGTGATCCGCTACTGGATCAGTTTTAGAACGGGATTGAAGTAGAGGGCCAAGTGCCTGTTGACTTAAAGTAAGTGTCTTCGAGGGTTCCAATGTTTATCTCCGCTGTTAGCTGTTTCGCTTCTTGTAGTCCAAATATCAGTGTGTGGACTTGATCTTCTGTTAAGTCAGAGAACCTAGTACCCCATCCGAACTTGCCCAATATGTGTGCCAGTTCATCAATTGGCTTTGGTTGTATGTCGCTCAATGTCTTGTCTCCTCTCGTATTCCGAACAATTCTATGACTTCGCTAATTTCCTCCGGGTCTGCATCTTTGTTTCGGAAGCCAATATTTAAAACTTCAGCACCTTCGATCATGACCGATGCGGTTCCGAATAAAACTTCTTTCTCTGCATCTTCGATGTGGTCTTCGATTACTTCGTTTGCTGTTTTCTGCACCTCAATCATGTTGGATGGATCGTTGACCCAACAGACCATTTTGTATTCCGAGGTTTCGACAGTTAGTTCGTCCTTTTCGGCAAACATAAGATACATTTCAAATCGCGGCATCATTGTTCCTTATCCGCAAATTCTGCCCCTAAACTGGAGTACGCGGCTTTATCAACCCATGAATCTTCATGGTTTATGGTGTTTAGGATACGCGAAGTTTTTAACCAGTCCATCATTAATGTCACATGGACAGCCTTGATCTCCCCATGCGTTAGGAGTGCGCTGCGCAAGATAATGTTCCAGCCTTCTGCAATTCTACAATGATTTTCGTAGGCATCGCCATAATCTTCGGCACGCTTTCCGTTCACAAGTTGTTCGGCTTGTCGTAAGATTTCATCGCGCTGCATAATCTTCTCCTGTAATTTTCTTCCAATTTTTTGCAATTAAACGGTCAATTTCATTACGATTGAAATAATACCCCAGCATACATGCGGCTTTGTATTTGGTAAACGACAAGTCCATTTCGCTTATTTTCACGCCATTGCTGCGCAAAAGCTCTTTCTGCTTGGGGGTCGCAATATCATTAAGCCAACGCTTTGTTTTGTTTGCTGCGCTACCGTCTTCTACTTCACGCAAGAAATCATCAGCCGCAGCCATCGCTTGAACCTTTTCGCCAATTGCAACAACCTTTGCAGGCTTCTTGTTGGGCTTCGCAATAGCAATCCAATAATCCTTGATGTTGCCTACCATAGCGAAACCTTGAAAGCCTGTAGCCATGATCACAGTGCCTTTTCCATATGGGTCAATCCACAAGAAAGGGGAGATTTTCATTATGTCATATTCAGTCATAACGAACGAATCTAATTCGCTCTTCTCTGGCGGCTGGAAGATATGCCCACAGATGGGACACTCCCTGACCCTTGCATGAACTTCAGCTTCGCATTCTGGACAAATTTTTGTTGGAGCTTCACCCTCCTCCAACTTCTCTCGACCATCCAAGTTAGCTGCATCATCAATACTGCCATGCGTAATAATGCTGGTTCCAAAGTCCATGACGATGCAATCAGTCTTTAGGATGTCGGGATAAATCTCTGGATCAATAATCCGTAGACCACGACCAATCATCTGAACCATTGTGCTTTTCTGGGAGCATGGTCTGGTTAAAATCACACACGCCACAGGAGGAGCGTCAAAGCCTTCCGTAAGCACCGCTACGTTCACAACAACCTGCAAGTCACCAAACTCCAGATCATGCAGCATTTGCGCTCTTAAAGCCTTGTCAGTCTCTCCTGTTACAAAATCAGCGTTTACGCCATCAGCAATGAAAGCATTGCAGAGGTGTTCGGCATGTTTAACTGTTGAGCAGAAGACTACTGTTTTACGATCACCAGCCTTATCGCGCCATTCCCGAACAATTCTATCGTTAATAACTTGTCGATCCATAATGGCAGCGACTTCTTCCATGTCATATTCTTTGCCGCGCTTGGTTACATTATCCAGTTGGCTGTTGACGCCAAGGTCAATGACAAATGTTTTTGGTCGAACGAGAAATCCTTCGTTAATCAGGCTTGAGATTTCAATCTGGTGAGAGCAGTTGTTAAATACGCCGCGCAATCCTTTGCCATCGCCACGGTTAGGCGTAGCGGTAAAGCCTACGATTTCTGCGTGCTCATTGTCCTCCAGAACAGCGTCGATCACCCTTCGATATGTGGGAGCCGCTGCA